CAATCAACATCGGTACTGCGCTAAACGCCAAAGACGGCGATACTCTGCGTGATGCTTTTAACAAAACCAATCAAAATTTTACAGAATTATACGTTCTAGCAGGGCAAGGTTCTGCGGCAGAATTGCAGGAATTGGCCCAAGATTATGCGGCGGCGATGTTTACTAACGGTACACACAGCGGCATAACAGCCACATACGAAGACGCAGACAATAAGTTGAATTTAACAATTTCGATTGACGGCGGTAATGCCGCAACCACATATTAACGAGGAATAACAATGGCAACGCAGATAAAATTAAGACGAGATACTGCCGCAAACTGGGTATTAGAAGACCCAATATTAGCAGAAGGAGAACCAGGATACGAAACTGACACTGGACTACTTAAACTAGGCGATGGCGCCACTACATGGTTGAATTTATCTTATCTTAATAATAATTCTATTCAGGATAACACAGTATGCCCAGCAGGTGTTGAAACAGTAATTTACACATCAACAGGATCTTTGAAACACGCTATTAAATTGTTTGTTATGGTCGAAGGACCAGACGGATTAAACGGCGCAACATGGGAAACGCAGGCCTGCGATATTATTGCTGTTAAAGGATATGTGGATAACATTGTGTCTGTATCTGCTTACGGTGTAACATACTCCAGTACCGCAACATTGGCAACATTTGACGGACAGTGGAACGCACTTACTAATAGAATAGAAATTACCTGTCAACCAACTAGCCTTACAGATAGTGTAGTTGCTAGTGTACAAGCAATTGAATTAACTTCGAACGATTAAGGAATAATATAATATGGCAAAGAAAGCATTTGAAATTCAAAACTCAACGCTACGTGTTGGCGGTTTAGAGCTACAAGCAGGTACAACACAAATTGTTATTCCTGGCGTTACACAAGCAGTTAACTACTTTGTAGAGGAAGTTGATGAAGCCGATGGTGTCAACCCCGATACATTTGGCAGTGATGCTAATGCTATTAGTGTTATAGACAACGCAGAATACCTGTATAGAAGTGGTACAGAAACTCCTAGTAATTTGTTTTCAGCCGCCGCTTATAACGTTGAAGAATTAGACGACGGTGAAATTGAAGAAATTAGTGTTGTGGAAGGACTTGAAGGTACGTTTTTAAGTGCTGACAAAGCATTTGCCGAAGCAGGCAATATGTGGGCTACAACAGTATCTAACGCTTTGGATAACTTTAGTGCTGGAGACTGGACACAGATTCCCTTCCGTCCTAAGATGCGAGCAGGCGAGATTGAAAATATAGGCGGAGGATCAGGCAATACTGGAGATGTTGCCTTTGATGGTACTGAAATTTTTCCAGATAACGACGGAGATGGATTACTACTAGCATCCTATGGTACAGATTCGAATGAAACTCTTAGAGCTGATTTAACCTTAAATGGAAACAACGGCACTGCTATAATGCGAGCCAAGGAGCACTTTGAAAGAGAATGGTCTACTGATAGTGACCTTACAATTACGTGGACTGGTACTACACTTACCTTGGCTCCAGCGGCCAACAGATATACATATCTTAGAGGTATGCTTGAGAGAATGACTACTAAATTTGATGGTGGTGAAGGTACCACATTCAATCACAACTATCAAGACATCAAGGTAACAATTGCCGCTACAACTGGTTCTCCTGTGACCGCAACTGTAACAGACGTTGATAACAATTACTCAACACCTCCTACATTCACTGTCACTCTGGATCAAACTGCTCCAAGTTCGGTGACGATTACTGCTGTTACTTTTAAGTACGATTATTTCAATACCATGGGCTTTAACACTGACGACGGTTCGTTTGGTGTGGCCACGGACAACGAAGACTTTATTATTAACTCAGGAAGAGATATTGAGCTCAGAGCCAAAGATGACATTCACATCTCTGGCCGCAGCCAGTTTAATCTAGATTTAAGCAGATATGACGGCCAAAGTATTAGTTCTGGTATTGACATTAACCTCAAGAGTGATACAGCCAGCGATAAACAGTGGCGTTTTAGATTTGATGGAAGCCTTAGTTTCCCAGACGGCACAAAACAACGCACTGCCTATCTAGGCGATCAGTTAACTGTTGCGGCCTACAAAGGATTCAAAGCCATCTACGGCAGAATGTACGATGACGAGCCAACTATCAGCAAGGTTCTAATCTATCAAGATACTGTTACACCAACCAGCGAAGTAGACACCAGCACAGATGATGACCTATTCAAAGTATCAGGACTTACTGGCAGTGGTGTTGTTGCGCTAGTCAACGTCTACGGCACAGACACTGTCAATCCAGAAGACCTACATACTCTAAGAGTATTTGTGGAAAATGTCATCGACAGTGTTATTTTATCAAACGGTGAGATTGGCAACATCAACACAGCCGCAAATATGCGCAGTGCCTTCTACAACAACTTTGGTCAATTTGCCAATCAAGTACCAGACAGATACGAAAACTTTAAATTCTTCAAAGACTATTGGCCTGGTGTATCATCAGGCACAGTACTTGAAGGTAGTGGCGCTGAGTTCACTATTTCTAAGACTACTAATAATACCTTTACACCTAGCTCGTACGGAGATACTACTGCTCTAAGAGTTTATTCAAATGGCAGTAACTTAAACTCTATTGAGGCTGTCCGAGCAAATTGGGCAGTCCCTGCGGACTATGACACCCTCGAAGCACTGCCAAACGGCACAGTATTTCTTGTAGAGTTAGCAGGCGGCACTTATACATTTACTGTCGAATCGTTAATGAGCGGGCCCGGCACTGACGTTACGTTTTATGGTGCGTTTAGTCCGGAAATTACTGAGCTCGTCGACGAAGCACCGACTTCAATATCATTTAACACCAGTTACTCTGTCTCAGTTACCGCTACTGGTAGCAACTACCTTGTAGGAGATAAGATTAAGGTATTAGGTTCAGCTCTAGGCGGAATAGACGTTGTTAACGATGCTATCATTACTGTTACGGCATTGGACAGTGGCGATATTGACACTCTCAGCATTTCAGGATTTGCCTCTAGTACGGCCACTTCATATACTGGAGTAACTGGCACTAACTATAATAAAGGTTCGGGTGCTAGTTTCAACCTATCTCGAAACACAGTTACCCAGGCAGTTACAGTTAACGTTAACAATAATGGTACGAACTATATAGTAGGCGATGTTATCACTATACTTGGTACAGCCCTAGACGGCGCATCGCCGGCCAACGACATAGTGATCACAGTAACTGGAGTTGACGGAGGAGAAATACAAAGCACTAGTCACATCGGAACTTTACCAGCAACTGTCTTTCCAATAGACAATATTGACGATGGGGGCAGTGACCAATACGACGTTGGCAACTTTATCTATACTAATATACAAGGCGATAGTTATATTGACGGTCCAACTGAAGGTGAAACCGCACTGGACTACAACGGCGGCGTTGTAGCGGACGGCGAGGCGTGGTTTGGAGTTGGTAGCGAATATGTAGTTACCTACCAAGACAGTATTTTTGGACTGTTTGTCACAGGTGCCGACATTGACTGGATTGCCACCAACGGTAACAGCGGCTTTGACGGCGACGGACAAGCAGACACTGGATCACTATTCCGTCCAATAAATCCAGCAGACAGTATTGGTACTGGCAATCAATTCTTAACTGTAAACAGCGATGGTAGCATCACATTCCCCGACGGCAGCGTTCAAACAACAGCGGCGGATGCGGCGTTTGTACAACTAGCAGATGGCTCGCTACAGGCACAGACTTCAAGTGAGGTTGTTGCTTCATTAAGCAGTACATTAACTGCTGGTAAGCCTGCTTGGTTATCTATCACTCCAAGAAGCCCAGATCGTAATACACTAGACACTCACTATGGCTTTGACAGTAACGGTATGTGGTTCACTGGCGACAATGAAGCAACATATCAAAACCAACCAGCATACCCTATACATACCACTGCCAGTTTCCCAGCAGATACCAAGGTAGTTGTGGAATTTGATGTTAGTGTAGTTGCTGGTGAAGAAGACTGGGGTGTTTGTGTATATCCAGCAAATGGCATTCCACACTGGACTTGGGGTCCACATCCTTCAAGAATTGCAGCCGCAGTTGATTGTAGTGTAGATGGAGATCCTTATGTTCAAGCAAATATCTACGGTTTGACCGACGATGTCATTGGTACTGATTTATCGACTCCAGCCGTTGACCGAGCAAGATTTACCTATGACCCAGTGGCAGAAATGTCTACGTTTGAATTGTTGGACGCAGACGGTGTTGTGACTGCTAGAAGTGAATTGCCGGGGCGTCTTGACAGAGGTCAAGACTATAGAATTGGTTTTGACGCAGACTGGGACGAAGCAGGCCCTACTGACAAGAGTTACTTTACCAACTTGAATATTACTGTAGGTGAAACAGGTGTTACTAAAACCACAGAACTTACTATCACTGGCGAAGTTAAGTTGCCTAACACCGTCAAGGGCTTTGTCAATATAGCAGGTCCTTGGATTAACAATAATGACGACATTGTGTTCCAAAGTGTGGCCACACACGATGGCTTTGCCTACATAGGTGGGGAAGGCAACTGGGGCAACGGTAATAACGGAAGACTAGACAAGTACTCGTTAACCACAGGTGAACTAGTATGGACACGAGTACTAGGTGCTGGACGCAACGCCCTGTTTAATATTAGTTGGACAGGAGGCACCTATACACTAGATGCTATCAATACTGGTGGTACAGGTTACCAAACAAACGAAATATTATACATTGCTGGAGATTCTTTTACTGGCGGAGATTATACTCTAAACCGTGCTACTATCACAGTAACAGCAGTTGATGATACTGGTAGCATTAGTACAGCCACTATAGCAGGTACCGCACCTAGTGGAACTAACAGTGCTACTGGTGTTTCAGTATCTAACGGTGACGCAAGCGGATTCCCTCAATCAGTCAAATATGACACAGTTAACGACAATCTTGTAGTGTTGCATTATCAAAACTCTATATTAAATAGTCAAGCCGCAGTTATTAGAATTAACCCAGCGAACGGAGATGTTGTTGATGATATAACACTAACTGACGAAGGGGACATCTATGCCTATGATGTGGCCATACACCCAACAGTAGGTTGGACGGCAGTAGTAGGTGAGAAGTTCAACGAATTTAGAAATTTTGGCACATTAACAATGTTGGCCACAGGCAATGGTTACTTTGATATATTAAAATCAGAGCTAGATGAAGAACACTGGCCTGGCAATCAAATACCTAGTGAGCCTATCGGTAACTTCTTAATTTCTGGAACAGGTATTGCTACAACAGAAAACGTTGACAATGTTAACTACTATCCAGCAGTAGCGTCAACAACAAGACAGGGCAGTGGTGCTGTATTCCTCATTACTGACAATGGTAATGGAACTTACACTGCTCAGTGTACTAACGGTGGCTCAAACTATCGAGCAGGACACAAGATCAAGATTTTAGGTACCAGCATTGGCGGTGCAACACCCGACAACGATATTATCATTACAGTAAACGCTATAGCCGAAGGCGGTGTCATCGTCAATGTAAGCAATTCAGGAACAGCCGCTGGTACTGGAATTCAGGTATATTCTGATTTATCAGGCACCAATGTAGATGTAGGCAGCGGAATGACTTTAAACGTTACTGTTGATACACTAACTGGGTCAATATTAACCAGCATAAACTCCGCAGGCTCTAACTATGTAGATGGCGATGTGGCTATCATCACTGGTACAACTTATGCCAACGGTGCTACACCAACACACGACACTACAGTAGCAGTTGTTAGCGTAGGGGGTAGCGGTGATGTAACTAGTGTTGTTACAAGCAACACTCCTCCAACTGATGCCGTTAGAATTGTTGTTAACGGCGTAGACTTTACCACAGTTGGGGGGTCTTGGTCAATGAAACAGAATCTAGACAGCGAAGCCTTTGTATGGACACCTTTGTGGAACAAGGCCATTGGTGGTGGTGTTTACGATAGATTTGAATCGGTTGTTTACAGCAAGGACGGTGATAGTATATACGCTGTAGGTAGCGGATATTATGAAACAAGTTATAGTCAAAGTTTAGTGGTCAAGTTTGCCGCCGGCGATGGCACTATTGGTTTCAGCAAGTATCTCAACAGTGGCACAACAGACGCTTTTGCCACTGGTGTAGCCACAATAGGTGCCAGTGACATTGTAGTTTCAGGTTATGAATATAACGCTGTCGACCTTAGAAATAAGCAGTTTGTTGCTAGATTAAACAGCGGCGGTACAGTTCTATGGAAGAAATTCTATGACACTAACTGGTCGCAAGACTTGAACTACAACAGTGACATACAGGTAGACAGCGATAACAATATCTATGTCACTACAGATTTAGCAGACAATAATCCTTCCTGGTCTAACAGTGGATTTACTGCAACTAAACTAGATCCAAATGGTAACATATTGTGGAGTAGATGTATCAGTGGTTCAAATAGTTCATACACAGGCAATGCCGCTGGCAATCGTTGGAGTAGTTTACACAACGATCAGTTAGTGATGGCGGGCTATACCTATGAAACAGACAACGACTACTATAACGGCTTGTGGGCCAGTTTGCCTACAGATGGATTTACCTACTTAGGCGGTGAGGGCGACTTTGTTCAAATGGGTGCGTTCCGTTTAAGTGAAGGTAGAATAAAGAATGTTACTACAACACCTGACACAGGCGGCAGTTTTACTGCATCAGAGCAGCCGCCAAATATCACTGCTGTAACTAATCTTAAGAAGTATGCTACTAGAGATCCTATAGATTCATTCCCACAACATCTACACAAGATGGTGGATCCTAAACACGGTGGACTAGTATTTGGTGATGGTACTAAACAGACCACTGCCGCAGATCAAATTCCACAGATTAGAGCAGACAACGACTATTATATTACTGTCAACGACAGTGGCAAGCACATCTACTTTAGAAACAACGGCGGCACTGTTTATATCCCAGGATGGTGGTCTGTGGACTTACCTGTAGGATTTACATTTACTATTGTTAACCGTGCAGGCGAAGATTGTTATGTAAGTTTAGAAGGATGGCCGGGCGCTATAGGAACAATCCTTGGAGCAGGAAGAAATCTTAACTATCAATCGTGGGGAATCCCAGACAGTGGTTCAGGAAGCATGGTAACATTGATCAAACTTGAAGACGGACATACCTACAACAACAACGGTCAGCAAGACGGCCAAGTTTGGATGATTAGTGGCCCGAGCGATATTTACATCAACGATTAAGGAATTGTTATGTCTATAATGCAAACATTGATGACGTCTACACTGGGAGGTGCTGTAGCAGACGGAGCAGTTGGAGACTATGTGTGGGACACCGTCGCCAGATCTTATACTAGACCAAGCGGCGGCACTGACCCGGTATTGACAGCATTGTTAATGCCCGACAATTCAACTAAAAATGTACACGTCTTTAGCGGCACTAACTATATTTCGACACAGGGACACGGTAATAGCTCGTTCTATTTTAACATATGGTTCTATCCTATCAGCAACCACGTAGGACTAATGAGCGAACAAGGCGGGCCTGTTGAAAATACTGTTTACTTTTACAATGCTCTCGAAATAGGTCTATCAGGAAACATCAACGCAGGAGTATGGAATGGAGGAAATATCACCTATATTACTAGTTCAGGATCTGTTACGCTAAATGCGTGGAATCATTTGTATTTTTATTACAACAACAGTGCTACTGAGTTAGGTGTTTCTTTGAATAACGCAACAGCACAAACAACAACTGTGACTCGTAGTGGACCAGGCACATCTTATTTCCTCTTTGGTTCTCAATGCTCAACGTACATGACAAGTAATGTCAGGTTTGCCGGCAAACTTGGCGATGTTATAGGTAGTTCTTCTGCCCTAGTATCTAACTATAACGACACTAAGACTGTTTATGGGTTAACTTAACGAATACCTTGTTCTTTAAGTTTACGACAAGTATCGCACCGTCCACAAGGTGCGATATTTTTTTCTGTGTACACTGGACGACGACAAGACCAAAACATATTCTTTAATGAGTCAGGAAGACTGTCATAGATTTCACGCTTGGTCATATTGAGCACAGGATAGATTTTACCCACAGGTGTAAATGCTGCCAGTATTTTGTCAGCACGTACTCGTCTTTCTTCTAGTGCGTGATTACCATCATTAGCCTGCATACCCATGGCAATTTTTACTATGTTAGGATTTGCTGAACAAATATAACCAGCAAAAAAATTCATACTGTCTGTGTCGTACATAAACCTGTTGCCGTAAGGCGGTGTGCCTATTTCGCTCTCACTGTAGTCAAAAGTAAATCCTAATCTTTTTAGTTCTTTGAGAGCAAGATCTACAACAATGGCTTCTGCTTTGTTTCTACGCTCTACGTTTTTGTTGTGTACGTGATGTATATGTAGAACATAGCCTTTGTATTCTTCTTCAGTTAGTAATTTGTAAATCATACCTAGGCTGTCTAAGCCGCCTGAGTACATGGCTAATATTATTTGTTGTTCCATATATAAAATGTATAAACTTCGTTGACGGGGTGTTCTTTAGGATGCGGTGTTAGCTCATCAGCACGGGGAAAGTATACAGCATATTTTGTGGGCCAGTTTGGGTTGAGAAACGCACGAGCAATAAAACGATCACAGTTAGGTAGTACTACTTTTAGCAACTGCTCGCAGTATTCTTTGCCAAATGCCAGTGCTCCGTCAACTATAATTGTGTCCCAATGTTCGTCTAAGGTAAACCAGTCCTTGTTCTTGATCTTAGGCTCTGAGTATTTGGGTTCTAAATCCCATGCTTCTGTGGCTAATGGAAGTAGCAGACGTGTGCTTCCTAACAGCAATACACGCCCTGTACAATAACTTTCAAATACAGCGTAATCGTCTTCGTTAGGAGCCGCAGGCCACTTTAAGTTTGTCCAAAACTCCTTGTCGTCATGTATGCTCATCTCGACTATTTACCGGCTAAATATTAGAGCATTCACGGAAACCGACTCATGCCAACTACAGAAATCAACGAACTACAACAAGCAAAAACAGCAGTCTACGACTACTGCAAAAACATGCTGGGCGACGGCATGGTTGATGTGGAATTAGATCCTAAACACTACGAAACAGCATTAGAACGTGCTCTAGGAAAATACAGACAGAGAGGCGATAGTTCAGTAGAAGAAAGTTATATGTTCTTAACTACTGTGGAAGATCAAAACACATACACTCTGCCTAAAGAGGTTATCGAAGTACGTCAAATATTCCGTAGAAGCATTGGTTCAAGAACTGGTAGCGGATCGGGCGGTACAATATTTGAACCATTTAACCTGGCCTACACAAACACATATCTGCTTTCGAGCTCCAATATGGGCGGCATATTAACCTACGAACTGTTTGCTCAGTACCAGGAAATGATTGGTCGTATGTTTGGTAGTTTTATCGAATTTAAATGGCATAGTCAATCACACAAACTTACACTATTACAGCGTCCACGAAACTCGGACGAAGAGCTATTGCTCTACTGCTATAACTACCGCCCAGACATTGGCATCTTAAATGATGTCTATGCCGCACAATGGGTAAAAGATTATACACTAGCCAACTGTAAACTAATGCTAGGACAGGCTCGTGAAAAGTTTGCACAAATCGCTGGTCCACAAGGTGGAACTAGTTTAAACGGTGCTACACTAAAAACCGAAGCCACAACTGAAATTGAAAATCTTGAAAAAGATTTGGCTACACAAGTTGCTGGTGGAAGAGGTTATACGTTCATTATAGGTTGACAATAGACAAATACTCCTGTAAATTATAGTATCTACGGAGGCTATATGATTATAGGTGTGTGCGGTTTTATTGGTTCAGGCAAAGACACTATTGCCGATTACCTAGTTAATTTCCACGAATTTAGAAGAGAAAGTTTCGCCAATACGCTGAAAGATGCGGTGTCGGCAGTATTTGGCTGGGATAGAACAATGCTGGAAGGGCGCACTAAAGCCGCCCGTGAATGGCGCGAACAGGTAGATCCTTGGTGGGCAGAACGTTTAGATATGCCCAATCTTACTCCACGCTGGATCTTACAATACTGGGGTACAGAAGTTTGTCGTAAAGGCTTTCACGACGATATCTGGATTGCCAGTTTAGAAAACAAACTACGCAACAGTCGGGACGATGTTGTAATATCAGACTGTAGATTTCCCAACGAAATTAAGTCAATTAAAGATGCCGGCGGCATTATTGTATGGGTTAAACGCGGTGAATTGCCCGAGTGGTATGACATTGCTGTACAGGCAAATCAGGGCAATAATGTAGCAATCAACGAGTTAAAAATGAAGAAAATCCACGCCAGCGAAACCAGTTGGGTGGGCACAGAATTTGATGTGGTGTTGGATAACAACGGCAGTATCGATGACTTATATGATGAAGTTAGAAGTCTGGTGTTAGATCGCCTTGACGCCACTTCACACCTTCGCGATGTAAAGAACGTTGACAGTTTGCACACACAGTTTTAAGATTAGCGGGTCTACAATTAGTTAAGTCTCCGTCTACGTGGAAGACATTAAACACTTCTTTAAACTTACTTTTGTACCCGCACTTTTCGCAGTAGTCCTTTTGTCTATAGCCTAGTCTATACCATGTAGGCATACCCTGACTAGTGCCACTGGCACAGCCATCGCACTTAGTTCTATAATAAGCACGTTTGTTCTTATAATAGTTTATAGCACAGGGTTTCTTTTGACAGATCTTGCATAAAGGTCGCATAAACTATTTATACCACCCCTTTTCGAACCCTTTTCATGGTTGTATAACAGAGCATTTTACCTTATCTCCGCTAAATATTGTTAGAGCTTAAAAGAAGAGCTAATTAGGAGATAAGGATATGGCTTTAACTTCCCCAGGCGTACAG